CCACGGGTCTTATCAAGCCTGGAAAGAAGCGAGAAAAGCTGGTCGTATCCGCTAGTATTTTTAGGAGTTTGTAAATGAGCAACAATCTGTTGACCATCTCCAAAATCACCAATGAGGCATTGATGGTTTTGGAAAATGAACTGACTTTCACGTCAGAAGTAGACCGCAACTACGACGACCAGTTCGCTGTCGTTGGTGCGAAAATCGGTAACACCGTAAACGTCCGTCGCCCTGGCCGCTTTATTGGTACGACTGGCCCAGCGTTGAACGTGGAAGACTTTAACGAGACCTCGGTTCCCGTTACTCTGTCGACCCAGTTCCACGTTGACACCCAGTTCACCACTCAAGACTTGGCCCTGTCGTTGGATATGTTCTCCGACCGCGTTCTCAAGCCTGCCGTGGCCGCCATCGCCAATAAGATTGACCGTGACGGTCTTGTTATGGCTAAAAACAATACCGCCAATATCGTCGGTACTGCTGGTACGCCTCCAACTGGTTTGATTACCTACCTGACCGCAGGCGCTTACCTCGATGCCGAGGGCGCACCCCGTGATGGCCGCCGTTCGTGTATCGTGGAGCCTTTTACCGCTGCGACTATCGTTGACAGCTTGAAGGGTCTGTTTGTGCCTCAAGAAGCCATCGGCGAACAATATCGCAAGGGCTTGATGGGACGCGACTCCGCTGGCATGAACTGGAAACTCGACCAGAACGTTGTAAGCCAAACTTTCGGTTCGTATTCCACCGCTACCTTGGCGTGCAATACTTCGACCGCAACTGGCTTTCTGACTTCGGGCTGGGCTTCTTCGTCCACCATCGCGCTGACCGCCACGACCGCAACTGCATCGCTGCAACAAGGTGACGTTATCACCATTGCAAACGTGTACGCAGTCAACCCACAGAACCGCCAGGCTTACGGCTCTAACAAGCTGCGTAACTTTGTCGTGACCTCTGCTGTGACTGTTGCAACGTCCGGTACTACCTCGGTGACCGTCAGCCCCGCTGTCATCTCCGCAGGCCAGTTCCAAAACGTATACATCTCGGCTACGTCTTCGACCGCTGCTGTGACCCCGTTCAACCAGACCGGTACTGTGTCTCCTCAGAACATCGTGATGCACCGCAATGCATTCACTTTGGCTGTGGCTGACTTGGAACTGCCTGATGGCGTTCACTTCGCTGGTCGTGCTTCTGACAAGGAAATCGGCCTGTCCATGCGCGTGGTTCGCCAATACACCATCAACAACGATTCGATTCCGACTCGCTTGGACGTGTTGTATGGCTGGGCACCGCTGTACCCCGAACTTGCTTGCCGCGTTGCAGCTTAACTTTAAGGAGTAAACATCATGGCAAATCCAGGCCCAGCAACCACAGTCAGCAATCATCCCCAAAACTTGGCTACAAACCAAGCGTTGCGTTTGATTGCCTCCGCACAATCCGTTAACCTGTCCGTTGCCGGTGATACCGCGATGGTGGTTTTGGATGTAAGCAAATTTGTGCCCACCAAAGTTATCATTACCAATGGCCTTAACTCTAGCGGTTCCACGACCACTATTGCTACCGCTACTGTTGGTGCATACACCGGCCCAGGCGCAACAGGTTCGACCATTTTGACTACCGCTGCTTTGACTAGCAATACCGGTGGCCCTTATGTGACGCTGACCGATGCAACAAATCCCAACACCGCCATTTCTAACCCCACCAACATTTATGTTAACGTGGGTACTACGATTGCCGCGACTTGTGACGTATTTGTTTACGGTTACGATTTGACTTTCCTGCCATAAGCGGGGAAGACAATTGGAGCCGCCTACTGGGGATTCTCGGTGGGCGGCTTTTTACTTTTAGGCTACAATTCAATCATCCTCTACTAAAGGAAAACCATGTCTTCTACGACTCTTTCTCGGGGCAACATTCTGGAACAGTTTGTTATGGGCCCGTCGCTAACTCCTGCCGCTTTGACTACCGCATCGACTCAATCTTTGCAGTCGTTTGCAATCCCTGGTTTGAAATCTACCGATATTGTGACCGTGTTGCAATTTAACGGAACACAAACCAAGGACGTGATTGTTTCTAATGCCGATGTGGTGACCGACAACAGTTTGACTATCAATTTTCAAAATACATCGGGCGGCGCAACTGCAATCACGCCAGCGGCTGGAACTTACTATGTCAAAGTTCACCGTGTTGAGGGCCCTGTTCCTGTGAATGCGGCCTAATCATGGCAAGCACATCCGTTATCCGTACAGCAGGGCAAACCGTTGCTCTGTCGGTAACGGCTTCGTCCACATCGGCTACCCTCATTGATGACAGCACTAACGACCAAGTCAATTACGCAAGTTTTTTGAATACTGGCTCGGTGGTTGTTGCCGTTAAATGGGGCGACTCTAGTGTGGGCGCTGCTGTTTTGCCTACAAGCGGAACAAATGGCGATTACGTTTTGCCCGCGGGCATGACTTCGCCTATCGTTCTTGCTGTGCCTACCACGCCGTTTTATGTCCGAGCAATTGGCGCGGCGGCTGGCCCATCTCTTGTGTACGTCACACCTGTGGCAGACCAATCGTAAAGGGCGGGGCTTTGCCCCTTGAAAAATGACCTCTGCCGCACTTACGCAAACTATCAATATCGTGCCCGTGCAGGGCATCTTTAGTGAGACGGGCGTTTGTGTCGGCTTAGTAGGCCCAGGCGGGGAGTTTTTCTCCCCTCCTATCAATTCAGACACGATTGTCGGCAGCACGATTGACGCATCCCCAATTGGCTCAACGACCCCATCGACGGGCGTTTTCACGACAATCTCAAGCACCGGACTAGCGACATTTAACAATTTCGCATCCAACAACGTCAACATCACTGGCGGCTCAATTACCGGTGTTTCGGTCACGATTAACTCGCTAAATAACACTCCGGTCGGCAATATCACGCCATCTACCGGCGCGTTTACCACGCTCAGTTCCACTAGCCTGTCAGTCACGAACACGATTAGCGGCTCGATTAACGGCAATGCGGCCACCGCGACTTATGCGACCACCGCAGGGTCAGCAACTACGGCAGGGTCGGCCACTACCGCTACAACGGCCACAAACCTTGCAGGCGGCGCAGCAGGGTCTATTCCCTATCAGACAAGCGCAGGGTCAACGACATTCCTTGGAACGGGCACAGGCGTACTTGTAGGTGGGGTAACGCCAAGCTATTCCACGACACCGACGCTGACCGGCACAAACATTACCGGTATCCCCAATGGCGGCCTGCTTAACTCAAGCCTGACCATTGGCAGCACGTCAATTGCGCTTGGCGCTACGGCATCCACGCTGACCGCAGTCACCCTAGCTAACCCAACCGTCAGCAATTACGGCGTGTTTACATCAACGTCTGCGCCAAGCTATGCGGAAGGTCGGGTTTGGTATGACTCCACGCAAAAAGCGCTGTCTTACTTTAATGACGTAACGAACAACACAATCCACGTCGGCCAAGAGACTCAACTAAAGGTTTACAACAACACCGGAAGCACAATTTCCCGTGGCGCACCGGTCTACATTACGTCAACTTCTAGCGGATTTACCTATCCTTTGGTGGCATTGGCAAAAGCAGATACGCAAACCACAGGAAACGCTATCGGATTGGCAAATCAGGACATTCCTAGCGCGACAGCCGGTTATGTGGTCATTGCCGGTCTAATCAATGGTTTGAGCATTGGCTCCATGACGGTCGGGGATACGGTTTATGTAAGCCCGTACTCTGCTGGTCAGCTAATGAACACCTACCCGCCGACGGGGTATCCCGTTAAGATTGGTGTTGTTGCATATGCCAACAGCCCCAATGGGGCGATTTACGTTAGCCAATCCAATTCTTATGTCTTGGCTGGTAGCGTGGTAGGAACACTTGCAATTGCAAACGGGGGCACAAATGCTACAACAACTCCGACTGCGGGCGCGGTGGCGTACGGCACGGGTACGGCTTATGCGTTTACTGCGGCAGGCACTTCTGGGCAAGTCTTAACCTCGGCTGGCTCGGGCACTCCGACATGGTCTACGGCATCGGCATCCATAACGGTAACGGACGATACGACAACCGCGTCGGTGCGTTATCCATTGTTTGCAAACCAAACCAGCGGCACAATTTCCACGGAATACACCAGTTCCACTAAACTGCAATACACGCCTAGCACCGGACTATTGGCTGCCACCACGTTTAGCGGTTCGGGCGCATCTTTGACCAACATCCCTAATGCGGCGCTGACCAATTCGTCCATCACCATCGGCTCGACTGCGGTCAGCTTGGGCGGTACGGTCACCACGATTGCGGGATTAACATCGGTCACTAGCACGACATTTGTCGGCGCGCTAACAGGAAATGCAAGCACGGCGACATCGGCGACCACAGCCACAAACGCTACAAATACGGCCATTACGGATGATGTGTCAACTTCATCATCGGTTTATCCGACTTGGGTCACATCGACCACAGGCAATTTGCCTCAGAAAACATCGTCCACTAAACTTAGCTTTACACCATCAACCGGCGCATTACGCGCATCGCAATTGGTAATTGCACCATAGGAGTTAAATCATGGGTTCATTAGTCTTTCAAGCAACGCTCGGCGGCCAGGTCAACCTGAATGGCCCTAACACCGCGTCCACATTTGACATTGCTGTGCCCGCCACAACGGGAACAATGGTCACCACAGGCGATACGGGGACGGTCACCAATACGATGCTTGCTGGGTCAATTGCTAACGCAAAACTGACAAACTCAAGCGTAACTGTTGGCTCAACATCCATCGCGCTAGGCGCAACATCAACCACATTGGATGGCGTAAATATTGGTGCAACAACGCCTGGAACTGGTGCATTCACCACATTGAGCGCGTCTAGCACGGTATCGGGCACGGGCTTTAGCACTTATTTGGCAAGCCCTCCCGCCATTGGTGGAACAACGGCGGCGGCAGGCACGTTCACTACGTTAAGCGGGACAACCTCTGTCACCACGCCAATTGTAAAAAGTGCTAGTTCGTTAACTTTGCAAAGCAATGGCACAACTACTGCGGTCACCGTAGACACAAGCCAAAACGTGGGTATTGGTACTACTTCGCCAAGCACAAAGTTGACCACCTATCAAGCTGGGGATGGATTGCACGTTAAAGCAACCAATAACACTTTTTATTCCGCTTTGGGAGTAAGCGCAGGGGCAAGTGCTGGATATTTTGATGTGGCATCTGCCACCAATATGCTGTTTACTCGTGGCGGCACAGAGAGTATGCGTATTGACTCCAGCGGCAACTTGCTGGTGGGTAATACTACTGGTGGATATGGGCCGTTGCGTGGTGTAAACATTCTTAATCAAGATGTTGGCGCAATCATAATTGGGCACACTAGCGGAACATCAAGTGGTAATGGTTATATTAACTTTAACTACAATGGTTCTGCTATTGGTTCTATTTCTCAAAATGGAACAACCGCAGTCTCGTACAACACATCATCCGACTACCGCCTGAAAGAAAACATTACGCCGCTAACTGGTGCGCTGGCTAAGGTTGCTGCGTTGAAGCCTTGCACATATACATGGAAGTCTGCACCGGATGAAGTTGGAGAAGGCTTCATTGCACATGAATTGGCGGAAGTTTGCCCGCAAGCGGTGCATGGAACAAAAGACGCTGTAGACGCTGATGGAAACCCTGTCTACCAAGGTATCGACACTAGCTTCTTGGTTGCAACCCTGACCGCAGCCATCCAAGAACTTACCGCCCGCGTTGATGCGCTGGAGGCTAAATAATGGCTAATTTCACATGGAAAATTCCTGAGATTTCCGCTACAGATGGGCTAATTACTCATGCGAAATACCATGTGACAGCCCAAGTAGACAACGAATCGGTGGAGACTGAGGGCAATTGGTATTTTAATGAACCAGCCCTAAAAACGCCGTTTGCCGATGTGACCGAGGACATGGTCGCAGGTTGGATTGAAGCTGAGTCTTACAAAGACGGGATAAATGTTATAAAATCGGGGCTAGAGGAACAACTGGCGCGTAAGTCGAATTCTGTTGTGCCTCCTTGGAAACCGCAAGTGTTTACCCTGGAGCAGACATGACAGCCCCGATTGACATCATTTCTCGCGCACTCAAAGACATTGGCGCTTTAGAAGCCGGTGAGACACCTACGCCCGAAGCGGCGCAAGATGCGTTTGAAATGCTTAATGACCTTATCG